ACTGTTGGCATTGGCTCCTTGATCATGACTTCTCAAGCTTTCAGCGTGGTATTAATTATTTAAGTTTTGACTCAATTGATGATCCAAAAACACCTGACTATGTAAAAGAGTTTCTGATAGCTTTTCGTAAAGAAGTTATTGATCATGAAGCCTTTGATGAAAAATCTAACATGATTGCGTGCGATCTTGATTGGTAAAGAGGAGATATAAGATGATTCCGATTTGTAAATGTGGCAGTAAAATGCTTAAATTTGGTTGGTGTATTTGTTGTGGTTAAGGAGAGAAAATGACTCTATTAGAGTTTTTTACAGTGAACAAAATAGATTGTAATCAGTTTACAGATAAAGAACTTTCTGGTATTATTAGCCTTGCATTTAGAGAAGGTCTTTATAGTGTAAACGAGATGTCAGGATATCGGCACCCTGAATTTCATTGTATGACATTTCAGGAATCTGTAAATAAACTTGCAAAATGTACAGATTGGCGTATAAACCGTGTCATGGTGAATAAACCAGAATTTTTAAAGCTTTTTCCAAACATTAAATAGGGGGAATTATGAACATTGTAGAAAAACTTAAACAGGACCAACTGAATGCACGTAAGTCTGGCGATCAGGCTTTGGCTTCAAACCTGACTTTCCTGTTGGGCCAGCTTTCACAGAAGAAAGCACCAACAGATCAAGATGCAATTGACCTGATTCGTGCTACTGTTAAATCAACAAAAGCTGCATATAAAGACGAGTTACCTGCATCTGTGTCTTATGACATTCAGATCATGGAAACATACCTGCCAATGGAATTGACAGATGATGAGATCTATGCTTTCCTTGACAATGCACGTGACTCTGGTGACAAGATCACTAAAGCTTACATGGGTAAAATCAACCTCTATGCTAAATCTCAGGGCAAGATTGTTAACAACAGTGCCGCCTCATTAATCCTAAACGCATACCTGTAAGGAGTTTATATGTGGAACCATACTAGTTCACAATTACCAGAACAAGGTGTTTTAGTTGAAGTTAAATTGTTGTCTGCCTGTGGTTATCCAGATATGACGCATGTAGATTTTCCTGTTAAGGTTTTAGGCCGTATGGACGGTAGCACCTTTGACATCAAAGGGACAGAAATTATCCGTATCGCTGGTCAGGTTGACAGTGATCCTTGGGACCCAGAGTTCTGGTATGCATTCCTTATTGAAGATATTGAGTTTATTGAAGGAGGTGATTATGATTAAAGTACGTTTACTGACAGATGGTGATTATGACGCTATGGAAAAAGTGAGTCTTGGGACTATTTTTAATGCAGATAATACCACTTATCCTGGTTTGGCTTTAATTTTACGACAAGACCTGATTTCAGCAGGTGCTGATGGTGACCTTTTTACTGTTGAATCACTATCTTTCTATGTAGGAAGTGAAGTTGAAATTGTTGACTAAAAGTTGTTGACAGCCAAGTTAAGTGATGTAGAATAAGCAACAGAAAGAAACGACTACCACTAAGAAAACTAATCATTAAGGAGAATTATGAAAGCATTTCTGAAGTTCTATAAAATCCCGAGTTTCACTCTGGTACTCTCACTCATCATTGGTGGATGGGTAGGTTATGTGGAGGGTGGTTCGGCTCAAGCAGCTCTGAGTGCCTTTCTAAGTGTTTTGATTCTGTGCGTCCTTGAGATTTCACTCTCATTTGACAATGCCATTCTAAATGCTAAAAAGCTTCAGGACATGGAGCAGAAGTGGCGAGATTGGTTTGTTAAGTGGGGTATGTTGATCGCGGTATTTGGGATGCGTTTGGTGCTACCAATTCTGATTGTCTCAGTGCTTGGTCACATGACCCCATGGAAAGCTGTTGATCTGGGTCTGAATAATCCAGCAGAGTATGCAGCGGTCCTTCAGAGCAGTCATCATATTGTTGCAAGTTTTGGTGGCGCGTTCCTGATGATGGTTGCACTTGAATTCTTCTTAGACCATGAAAAAGATCTTCACTGGTTAAAGTGGATTGAATACCCAGTATCACACATTGGTAAGATTGGTATCACAGCAGAAGCCGGTATCACAGCAGTTATGATCTTCTTGGCAAGCTTAGGTGCTCATGACCATGAACGTGTAGTGTTCTGGATTTCAGGTGCAGCAGGTATCCTTCTGTTCGTTGGGATTCACTTCCTGAAAGAGTGGCTGGAAGCACGTGACGAAGCGGCAGCTTCAGCTGGTGTAGGTGTGGTTGTTAAGTCTGGTCTGGCAGGTGTGTTGTATCTTGAGGTTCTGGATGCGTCGATGTCATTTGATGGTCTGATTGCAGCATTTGCTATCACTCAGTACTTTATCGTGATTATGCTTGGTTTGGGTGTGGGTGCGTTCTTCGTCCGTTCAATGACACTGCATGTCCTGGAGTCTGGTCATCTGGCTGAGTTCCGTTACCTTGAACATGGTGCATTCTACGCAATCTTTGCCTTGGCAAGTATTATGTTACTGAACTTCTTCTTCGCTGTACCAGAAGTTGCTACAGGCCTGATTGGTGTTGCTTTCTTAGGTGCAGCGGTGTACCATAGCCACTTAATCAATAAGCGTGAAGAAGCCAACACTTAATCAATTAGCCCCGAAAGGGGCTTTTCTTTGGAGGTTATATGGACTACTCAAAACTCTCTGACTATGAAATAAACAAACTTGTTGCATATCAGTTGGGTTACACTGAACAGGGTGAAGGTTGGATTGATAATGCGGATGGTATCTATTGGTACATCCTCAAGCCTGAAGAAGGTTACCGCTATTCTCTACCTAATTACTGCAAGTCATGGGCTGAGGGCGGCCCGATTATTTCAGCTAATAAAATAAGTGTAGAATTTTACGATTGCGGTTTGTGTCTGGCTTTTAGCCTTAACAACATGGAATACAATCAAGAAGACAACAACCCACTCCGCGCTGCAATGATTGTATTTTTAAAGTTAAAGGGGGTTGTATGAAGAAAGCTTTACTGTTAATCTTAAGCCTCTATGCTTTTGCAGCAGAGATTGTGGGATCATTTATCATTATCATGTTTGTCCTCTCATTATTTGGACATGCAAAGTTTGAAGTTAAGCATGGTGACTGGACGCGTTGTTTCGGTGACTGTCAGAAAGTTGAAATGAAAAAAGAAGGAGAAACTAAATGAGTAAGTTTAAAATTGGTGATGAAGTTCAGTATAATGGTGTTAACGTTGAGTATTTCAATCTTTTAACAGGTCATATTTACACTGTGACATTGGTAGGTGCTGAAGGTGCGATCTCTATCAATAACTCACAGCTTATGTTCCGTGCTGATCAATTCACTTTGGTTGAAGCAAAAGAAGAAGAACCAAAAAAGGTATCTCGTAAGATGAAGTTCTCTGAGAAACCAGGCTCAGCTGTAGTTAGTTATGATACAGGCGAGACCTTCCATATTGGATACCTGACTGGTATTGAAGTGGTCCGTTATCACCCAGATGCAGACCGTCTGATTGCTGTGAGTCGCACTTATGCAAAAGATGGCCTCCTTTTTAATCAGGAAGTCCTGATCCCTATCCAGAAGTTTGATAACTTGGTTTGGATCTCACCAGAACAACCAGACTTGGCTCAGCAGAAAGTTAAAGTGACTTATGATCCTATTCGTGATATGCTTGTTTACTCAATGAGCTTCATGGCAAATGAGCTTGATTTTGTAGGTTAATGGAGGGTGTATGCAGATTGTAAAAGGTAATTCTCAACAACCAAAAAAGATCCCAATCAGTGACTTGAATGTGGGTGATATTTTCAAGTTTGCTGAACCTTGGTGTACAGATAGTGAAAAACAAGTCTACTTGGTTTGCAAAAGTGTACATGGTTTATGTTCTGTTAGCTTAACCTTTGATGAAGTGGTCTTTTGGGACGGTGAAGGCCACGAGAAAAATCTTGCAATTTTACTAAATGCCCGTGTAGAAATACTGTAAGGAGAAACTAACATGACTCGTAAAAGCTTTTTGGAAACAATGACAAAAGATGCTACACCTCGTACCTCACCTTTAGCAACGATGGAAGTTGTTAAGCGTGAATCGGTCTTAATGCCAAAAGAGTTCCGCTCTTCACCTGTGTACACACCAGCACAGCTGGTGCCACCGGATAAGTCAATTAAACTCATTACACGTGAGCAAATAGACTCTATCGGTGTAGACGCTGGTAAGAGCTTGTTGGATATCAACCGTCGAGTCATGGCTAGTGTCTCTGGTTCCGGGCGTGATGAGATGTCAAAACAGTTTGATGCTCTGATCAAAGAGGCAAAAGGTCTTAACCCTACAAAATATGTTGGGGTGTTTGGTAAATTACGTTGCTTTGTTCGCACCTTCAAGGTAGACTTATATGCACAGTTCCAGAACTCCGATAGCCGGATGCAAGAACTTGCCCGGGATATTAGTAAGCATCTTGATAATCAGCGCAAACGTAAAGTTGAAATCCTTGAGATGATCAAAAGCAATGACCACTATGGATCAGCTTTAACACGTGAGCTGGAGGTTCATACAACAAACTTAGCTCTTCTGGAAAAACATTCCTCAGAGTTAGAGTCCGTTGGTAATACTGAAGGTGTTATCTCTAATCGTCGCCTCATTGACCGTTTAGAGGTTAAGTTGACAAACCTTCGTGGTTTCCGTCTACTTGCTGCAAACATGAAACCTAAGCTGGAGAATATGCTTGTGGTTGCTGATGCACTGATTGATACGGGTAATGACCTGATCACACAGATGATCCCAGCATATATGTCTGCATTTTCAGCCTATGTTATCTCTCTTGAGCAGAAAGAAGTTGGAGCAATGCAAAACAATGCTAAAGAAGCGTTTAATGAGGGGATTAAACTCAGTTCTGATCTTGCTCTCGAAAATGTTGAGATGGCAGCACGTTTGGCTAATGGTCAAATGATTGATGTAGAAACATTGAAACATGATCTTGACAATGTTCTGGCAATGGCTCAGACTTGGAAACAGATTAACGAAGAGTCACGTGGTAAACGTGTTGAGTACATCTCAGCTGTTCAAGAGATGGAAGCTCAGGTTGCTCAAAGCCGATTAGTTCAATAAGGGGGTTATATGTATAAAGTGATTACAGAAGGCCTTGATTCATATGGACACCATTTTCAAAAAGGTGATATTGTTGAGAAAGATAAAGAGTTATATGAAGGAGTCTTTTTATATAAGCGAATTTCTGATAATACAGTCCAGTACTTAGATGAGTTTGATGTAGAAAAAATTCAAGGTGAACTCAATGAATAAAGAAAATCGTTGGTGTCCTGATTTTTGCCCTATTACTGGCAGACCGTTCTTCTTGTGGATGAATCACCCTGACTTGGGTGATGTACCTACCTATGGTGGCCCTTATGACAGCTACACTTTAGCTGAGAGAGACGCTGATGGAAGTTATTACACACGGCGTTATGACCATGATGAAGGTGGTTGGATTATGGATGAAGTCCAAGATTGTGGTGTACAAGTTGTTGAAGATTGGCTACCAAAAAATGAAACTGAAATTGTGGAGTATGTTTCTGACCAATTCGGGATTACTTTAGTAAAAGGGGTGTGACGATGAAGAAGTATGAAGTGGTTGAGTTTGAAGCAGGTGATGTTATTCAATTTACCGGTTATTGCACAGAGTTTAAAAATGGCACAGTTGTTGTCCTGATAAGAAGTCTTGGTGTTTTCCGTGTACTTGGTGGTGGCAACCGAGATAGTGTACACGTGGACGCTGCCAAACTGCAAGATTGGTATAAAGAAGGTGAAATTGATTATCTGGGTAATATTGCCAATCAGAAAGGGGGATTGCATGACTAAGGCATCTGAGTTTACAGCACATGCTGGCCTTGAAAGGGTGTCCATCTTGATCGCTATGCTACAAGAGACTTTGGGTTACTATGATCGTGAAGAGATGGTAGGCTATGACTTACACCCTTGTATTCAAAGTAATGAAGAGATGGAACTGCTTGGTACAGCAGCAGATAGTTTAGCTGAACTATATCAGTTAATGGGACATCAAATGGTGAAAGCAGAGGAGAAAGAAGATGATTAGTGGACCAATCACTATTGCTATCCGCAATGCTATTATCAATAATCATAACAGGCAAGACCAGATTGGGGATATTATGTCCTCAGTTGATTGTAGTCGAGTTAAGGCAAAAGAATTGTATTTTGCATTTATTTATAGAGCCACTGAAGAATATTTAGTTTATCTACTACAAAAAGGTGAAGATGATGAATGAAGATTTTGAAATTAAACTGTTGACACGTGAAGAGTTCAAAAGTAAAGTGGAGCAAGAGTTTATTAACGCGACATGGACTTATTCACATGCAGAGCAAAGTGCTTTGCCTGATAAGTACCGACTAAGCCGAACCCTGTTGGTTGGCAATACATTCTATGTGGAGGACAAAAGCAATGGTTGAGAAAGTATCCTTAAAGAAACGTGCTGATGCTGTTAAGGTGTCATTGAAGAAGTCTGGTGTAGTCAAAGAGAAGATCATTCTTCGTGTTGCAGCTGCACTTGACCGCTCTGGATCTATGGGTGGCAACTTTATGTCAGGCCGTGTAAGTGAGTTTGTGGATCGTCTTCTGCCGGTTGCAGACCAGTTTGATGATAATGGTGAAATTGATATGTGGGCTTTCAACACCACATCAGTTGAACTACCTCCAGCCACACCATCTAACTACGGTGGTTATGTTGAGAAAGAGCTGAAAGGCTTACAGATTCAAGGTGGCACATGTTACAGCCCTGTCATTGAAGATATCGCTCATCACTACTTTGGGGTTGAATCTGCCAGTGTAACTCAGAAAGCTTCAGGCTTCTTTGGTAAACTCTTTGGTAAAACCACAGAGGCAACTGAAGTTAAACCTGTAACTGAAAGTGATATTCCAGCATTGGTCTTCTTTATCACAGATGGCGCAAATGGTGACGAAGATCGTACACGTGTAACTATGCAGCGTCTGAAAGATGAGAAAGTCTACTGGATGATGGTTGGTATTGGTAACAATGAAAGCGAATTCAGTTTCATTAAATCTCTCGCAGCAGAGTATAATAACGTTGGATTTATTCACTTTAAATCCCTTGACTTAACTGATGAACAGATTTATGATTCAATCATCAACGGTGAGTTGGCAACTTGGATTAACAAGGTTTCTTAAGTTTTATTAAAATAGTTTAAGTTAATTAATAAGAGGAGAATTATAAACATGGCTACTAAATTATCTCTGAAAAAATCAGATGGTCGAGTTTCACTGAAGAAAGCAACTGCACGAGTCCTGAAGACTGTTCGTCTTGAGTTTGGCTGGCGTGCAAATGTTGCTCTGGATGCGGATGTATCTGCATTCGTACTGGATGGCAATTCAGCTATGCTTGGCCCGGAATACCTGATTTTCTTCCATCAGAAACTTTCTCCAGACATGGCAGTAATGGCAGGTCCTGATATTCAAGATGCGACTGGTGAGAAAGAGAAAATCTTTGTCAACTTAGATAAAATCACAGATCGTGCTCAGGAAATTGCCTTCATCTTAACTATTGATGAAAACAAATCCCAGTCTAAACACTTCGGTGCTCTTACTGAAGCAGATGTGACTATCTATGATGATGAAACAGGTGATGTACTGGTTGAGTTCAAATTTGATTCTTCAACCTTCCAGAATGGTGAGAGCCTGATTCACGCAGCATCTCTGTTCCGTGGTAATGATGGTTGGGAAATTCAGGGCTTTGCGACTGGTAAACCAGGTCTTGACCTTGAAGGTGCAATCACTCTTTTCAAAGGAGATCGTAACTGGTTTCTGTAATAAGTTAAAGGGAAGTTAATTCAAAAAGGGACGGAACAGCCGTCCCTATTTAGAGGAGAAATAAATGAACGAACAACGTCAAGCTCTTAAGAAAGTCCTGAAGTATGTTGTAGGTGGTATCGTTGCACTTATTCTGGTTATTTTAGCTTTTAACTCATATACCATTGTTCAAGATGGTACAGTTAAAACCCAAACCTTCTTGGGTAAAGTTAATCCTGCACCTGTAATGCCTGGCTTCCATATTGTGAACCCATTTGCAAGCTTTGATACATACAGCACAAAAGATATTGCACAGAAGTTTGATAAACTTCAGGTTCCAAGTCAGGATAAATTTAAATCCAATGTTGATATGACGGTAATGCTGACTTTTGATGGTAGCAAAGCCCCAGTAAACCGTATCCGTGCTGGTACACAGGAGCAAGCCCTTGAGAAGTACGTGACCGAGAAACTACTGTCAACTGTCCGTGAGTTTGGTAAGTCAGTTCCAAAGGCTCAGGATCTGTTTAACGCAGACATTCAGGCCAAGTTGCAGACTCAGGTCCAGCAAGAAATTGAAGAGTATGCTCGTCCATATGGTTACACAGTAAGTCAGATCTTCCTGCAAGATATTACTCTGCCAGAAGTTATTATGACTCAGGTTACTAACACAAAAATTCGTGAAGAGTCTGTTAACCAAGAGAAAGCAGAACTTGCCCGAGTCCAACAGAAATCCCTCCAGCGTGTAGCTGAGGCTTCAGCAGACCGTGAGGCACGTGCTAACGCTGCAATTGCAAACGAACGTGACGCTGATGCTAAGTTGTATTCTGCACAGAAAGAAGCTGAGGCTAACGCCGCACTTCAACGTACAATCACCCCAGAGATGATTCGTTGGAAAGAGCTGGAAGTATCAATGAAACGTGCTGAGAAGTACCAAGGTGGTGTCCCAAACACAGTAATTGGTGGTGACTACGAAGGTAAACTGATTATGGATACCCGGTCTAAATAAGGAGTTAATATGAATCGAATCGTAATCAATGGTCAGGTTATTAGTGGTGACCTAATTGGTGGAAAAGGTTTGACAGTTACCTCAAATGGTGATAAGATCCTAATCAATGGAGAAGAAGTTTTACACACATCCGATAAGTGGATTAACATCCATATTGAAGGTGATGTAGATGGTGATGTTAACACGGTATCTGGTAATGTCATTGTGAATGGAGATGTTGGTAATGTTAAATCAACCTCCGGTGACGTAGGTGTCTCTGGTGCAGTTTGTGGTGATGTAAAGACAGTCTCTGGTGATGTTGAAGCTGGACAAATCTTAGGTAACACTAAAACTGTTTCTGGTGATATTCGAACGAAATAAAATTGATTTAAATTAAAGGGGCTTATGCCCCTTTTTGTTTTTGTAAGAAAAGGAGAAAAGTTTGACGAAAAAGATAATACTGGCTCTATTCTTGGGTTTGTTCATTGGACCTGTTCATGCTAAACCAAAAGAGAAACCACGCACTTATCATGTCTGTACAGCTGATGACAGCCCTCAAAACATTCTTGCCTGTGCCATGTACTTTGAGGCACGTAGTGAGGGTGAGAAGGGAATGAACTACGTTGGTAACGTTATACTGAACAGACGTAATCATGACGAATATCCTTCAAAAATTAAGAAGGTTGTATATCAAAAACACCAGTTCTCTTATGTGAGGTCAAGACTAAAAGTCCAAGACAAGATCAGTTGGGATCTGGCACAGAAAGTGTCTAAGAAACTACTATCTGTCAGTGATGAAAAAAGACGCTTGACGGACCCGAGTAAAGGGGCTATCATGTTCTCTAAAGCAGGAAAGAGAACACCTTGGGCTAGGAAGTACCAGAAAACTGTTTCCTATGGTAAACACAACTTTTATCGGGAGAGAAAGAAAAAATGAAACCAATTGAAGCAGGTTGTCTTGCTATGATTGTGAATCTTGAAGACAACGCCCACTTAAATGGTCGTGTGGTTAAGGTTCTGTATTTTAATGACTTGAGCTTCGGTAATGAAACAGGCCGCTGGCAAGTTCGTGGCACCTTTACTGGGGTGAGTATGACAGGTGAGACCCTTTACAATGAAGGTCTTGTTAGAGAAAGAAACCTGTTAAGGATTGATGGTGATGATTTTTCTGATGAAGATAAGCCGTATGCTGTAAAGGACAAGGATTTATCTCATGCATAAAGCTCTTCAGGATTTCTACACAGCATTTCAGACTTGGAAAGATAAAGGTTCACCTGAGATGATATCTGTTGTTTCAGGTAAAGGACCTTTTAGCTCTAAGCTTTCTGTTGGTGCAAACTTCAGGTTGTTCTATCTCTATGACCCAAAGTATGCTAACTATTCTTATGACATTGAGGAGTAAAAATGGACAATCATTTGGTTACAGTTTTATGGATGTGGCTTACACCACCAATAGTTCTTTGCTTATCACTTTATTTTCTTTACCGTTCAGGTTATTTACTGAGTGGCATTGAAGAAGTACAACATAGATGGTGGGTTCCAAACATCTTACTATTTATTGCTATCCTTCTGTGTGTCGCATATCAAGCTGAAGTGAATAAGGTTGGTTGGGAAGGTGAGTGGATTGTTTATGCTATCTTTGAGTATGTTGGGTCTTGGGTTGTTGGTGGAATGGTCCTGTGCTTCAATACAAGGATCTTTGATGCAAAACAAACATACCTGAATCAAACATTCAACTTTAACTTAGACCCGGCTGAGCTTGGTCCAGATAAGTATGCTGTGAGAATTCTTGAAAATGAGTTTAATAGGGTGAAGAAATTCCAGTTGGTTCTTTATCGTACTGTACGAAAAGTGGACATTACTGGTGAGTACATTGTTTTCCAGAGTGAACACTTCTTTGAATATCAGGAGAAACAGTTTTACACTAAAGAAAGGATCAGAGACACCTTAAAAGATTACTTTGAAGCTAAACAAGTGTTCCAGATTGAAGGTGACACAAGTGATCTAATGGTCGTAGAAGTGGCGAAGAAGAAACCGACTGTTATAGTCATTGATTAAGGAGTCTAAAATGGACCGAAAAATTTATCTCCATAAAGGGCAGATTGATGTTCTCACAACGCCTGGGACAGTTGTGGGTATTGGTTATCCAAAAATTCACAGCGTCTGTCAGGTTCTGGAAGGTGGCAACACTAAATTTCTCTACCATCATTGGGAAGAGACTGACTATGAAAAATTCTGTAAAGAAATCTCAAAAAGAACTTGACCAGTTAGTTTGAATGTTGGTAGTATAGCCGTACACAAAGAGACCCGCATTGACGGGAAATTAAATAAACAGAAGGAAACAACATGAAGAAGCAGTTTATGGCAGGTCTGGTATTGGTTCTGGCATCTCTGGCAGTTGGTTGTGATGACTCAGAAAAAGAGCGCGTGCAACAACAAACTTATACTCAACAGCAGCAGGCAACTTATGGTCAAGACCAGCAGCCTATGATTGTTCAGCAGCAGCCACCACAGACTGTAGTTGTTCAGGGTGGTAATGGTGGTCACTCTGGCCCTTCTATGGGTGATATGATCATGGGTTCAGCAATTGGTACTGTGTTGGGTAACCATTTGTCAGGTGGTGGGAACAATAACAACTATAATAATAATAATGGTGGTTATCGGGATGTCCATCGGACAACCATTATCAACAATAACACAACTTCACGTAACTCTGTAGGTTATAGTCAACCTGTTTCACGTGGAACTGTTGCTGCTCAGCCATCACGAACCTATGTTTCATCTCGTCCGGCAAGCAATTATAGTTCAAGCAGTTCTTCACGTTCCTCTTATTCTGCTCCGTCACGTTCTTACAGCAGTTCTAAGAGTTACAGCAGTTCACGAAGCAGTTACAGCTCATCTCGTCGTCGCTAATTAGGAGGTTTATATGTTTGAAGTAAATGATATTGTAACACTGGAAGGTTGGACTTTTAGTCCAGAGGCTTTGGAAAATAATAATAACACCTTTAAAGTTATCGAGGTGACCAAAGGTACTCTGTTTGAGGAAGATGGCTTCACCTTTATAGCAGAGGGTATTGTAGATGGTTGTCGTCAAATCTTTTCAACAATTACAATTGACAGTAGTGAGATTTCAGCAGTTAAGATTGGTTTAGCAAATAAACCACATTAAGGTTGACTTTTACTTAGAGGGGTTATATAATCTCTCTTGTTGAAAGAAATCTAATCGGAGAATATTATGATCACTGAAGAAGTTGAAGTGTTTTATGTTGAAGTCATCAATAGCGTGACAGGGGAATTGATTTCTGATGTTTATTGTGGTCAAGATTACACACAAGCACAGAAAGAAAAAGACAAACTTGATCTAATCTGGGATGATGGTTCAACATACACTTCAATTGTTTCAGATTTTGTTGGTGAGGATAAGGTATGATGACAACTCATTCTCCTTTAAGTGTCCATCTGTGTGGTAAGGGGTTTACTTTGGATGAAGAAGAACATATCGAGTACATGAAAGATGTGCTAAAATCTGCCAAAACTGAATTGCCAACACTGAAGCTTCAGCTGATCAGCCTTGTCCGATTCATGCGGGCAGCAGGATATGAACCAGAAGATGAGCAGGTTCCTATTCGTTTTAAATTGGTAAAACCAATTAAAGACTTCCCTTTAGAAGTCAATATTGACAAAGCAGTGAAATTACATAACATGGGATTCTTCTGGAAGACAACCGCAGGTTATGTTGTTCCAACTGGTTATTCTTTTGCACGTGTTTATCGGGTGCTTGATGAAGCCTGTAAACAAAAAGTGGTTAAGCAAATTTATCTCCAATGGTCCAAAAAACGCAAAGAATGGATCGTCAACAAACATCAAGTAGAATTTCAGGAGGATTAATGGGTAAGGTAATTCAGGTTGACTTTCAGAATCGTTGCAAGGTACAGTCTTATACTATCACACAGTGGAAATGTATGGTTTGTTGTGTGACTAAAAGTTTAGACTCTCGTGCAAAAGGTCCAGCACGAATTCTGGTGCGTGAGGCCACTGCTGTTGATGAGGCCCAACATATCTGCAAAGATTGCTGTATTGAGTTAGGGACCATTGCAAATACACAAGGGTGGACAAAAGATGCGGACTAAAACTTATGATGATCTGACCCAAGTCCCATTAGATAAACTCTACAAACTTCGTGATGTAGCTAATGATAATCTCGCAGATTTACAGAAAGAATGTGCTGATGCTGAGAAACGTTGGCTAGATATTATTGAAGAAATCCAAAAACGTTATTCACAAAGAACAGATTAATAGGAGGTTTATTGGTTCCAGTTTTTTACTCCACACCCTATCTTTATGGTGACATCGGCAAGGGGATTAATGATTTTGTTAGTCTCCTTCCAGACGATGCATGGGTTTGTATCAGGGATTCTGACACCCTGTTTTTAACACCCTATCAGCAGGAACAAATCCAAATGATTGTTAATCATAATCCACCATATGATTTGATTGGCTGTCGTACAAACAGACTTAAGTCTGAATTTCAAGCAGTTGAAGGTACATTTGACAATGACTCAATTTATTTTCATTTAGGGGTTGCAAAGCAACATGAACAAGAGTACTATGGCGTCATTCAAGAATTACCTGAGCCAAATGTTATCGCTGGCATGTTCATGCTCTTCAGGAAGTCCTTGTGGAACGAACACCCTTTCCCAGAAAGAACAATCCAATTCGATATGATCTATAGTAACCAACTCCGTGAAGCGGGTAAGACTTTAGGTATTGCTCAAGGCATTTACCTCTTCCATCTTTATCGCTATGGTGAACAAGATCCATTCAAAGCAATTGACCACATTGCTCATTGTCATGAATTCAATACTTAATAAGGAGATTTAATGCTTAATATCAAACAAACCCAGAACACTAATACCGCAAAATACCAGGAAAAGAAAACTATTCTAATCACTGGTGCGGGTGGTGCAATTGGTTGTCATGTTCTTAACAAAGTCCTTCAGGAAACCATTTGGAATGTAGTGATCACTGACTCTTATCGTCACAAAGGTGATTTTGACCGTGTTGCAACTGTCCTTGATGGTCTTGACGCTTCAGAGCGTGTCACCCAACTTGTACATGACCTGCAAACTCCATTCTCTATCCGTGAAATTGAGCAACTGAAGGGTGTTGATTACATTGTTAATCTGGCCTCACTCTCAGATGTACAGGCTTCTATTGATGATCCAGCTCCATTTATTGTCAACAACTGTGCTCTTGCAGTGAACATGCTGGAACTAGCTCGTCAGATTGAACCAGAGATGTTCATTCAGTTCTCAACAGACGAAGTGTACGGCGCTGACACGAACGTTGGCTATGGACACCCAGAGTGGGACACCATTTTGCCAAGCAACCCGTACAGTGCTTCTAAGGCTGCACAAGAGGCTATTGCCATTGCTTACTGGCGTTCTTATGGTGTTCCAGTTGTTATTACCAACACCATGAACAATTTTGGTGAGATGCAGGGTGCTTCTAAGTACACCACCATGATCCAGAGTAAACTCCAGAAAGGTGAGAAAGTAACGGTTCATGCTGCCGGTGACGGTCAAATTGGTTCACGTTTCTATATTCACTCAGAGAACACTGCTGATGCAGTCCTTTTCCTGCTGTCAAACACCACAGCATATCGCCATCAGTCTGGTCACCTTGACCGCCCTGACCGTTATAATATTGCTGGAGACCGTCAGGTTAACAACCTTGAGTTAGCACAGATTGTAGCAAACCTGATGGACAAAGAATTGGATTATGATTTGGTTAACTTCCACGCTGATCAACCAGGGCATGACCTGCACTATGGTCTGACTGATGATAAGATGCGTGATCTTGGTTGGATTGCTCCAATGTCGTTTGAGGAGTCAATGCTTCGTACAATCACATGGCAAAAACAAAATCCTAATTGGATGAAATAAGGAGTTCAGATGGAAATAATTAATGACCCAGTTATAAATGAATGGGGTTATGTTCACCCAGAATATTTTGATTTTGGTGATCGTGAATGGGTTACCTTGACTGAATGGAAGGCTTGGTTAGATGAAAATAATTTAGAAGATCACGTTGTTCATCTTGAATATGAAAAGTGTCCTTTCCGAGACAAATACTTTGAGGATGGTTATGGTGATCTTTCAGGTTGGTCTCCAACTAAACCAGAAGGAGAAGGCTGGTTCTTAGGTTCAATGTTTGACACTGAAGATGGGCCATATGCGGTATGGCTAAGGAACAAATAATGAAAATTGGTGTTGGTGTTATTACTATGGGCGTTCGCGCCCTTAAAGATTACAAAACCGCTCCTGATACATATTTCCATGTACACACAGATACTGATCGTAAAGGCGTTTCTCATGCACGTAATAGTTGCCTTAAGCATCTTTATGATCAAGGTTGTGATTACATGTTTGTCTTTGATGATGATTGTTACCCAGTGGTAGGTGGTTGGGAAAACTATTTTGTGAAATGTCATGAGCAGTCTGGTTTAAATTTCTTTATTCTACCAGAGGCTTTTAAAGATACAGCACTTAGTCTTGATGAGCATGAAATTATCAGATGGACAGGTGGGCTTTGCCAGTTTGCTTTCTACACCAGAAAACTCGTTGAAGAGGTTGGTTATTATAACAATAGCTATGATCGTTATGGGTATGAAGATGCTGGGTACATGCATCGTGTGTGGCACTCTGGTTTGAATGGAAGAGCATCAGGCCATCCATCACCATTTAGAGTACTGGCATACATTCACAGTGAAGATGTCTATGGTGAAAACCCTGAGTCAAACATCTCACATGAGGATAAGCAGGTCTACATTCAAAAGAACTATCCTATTTACCAAGAGGAGATACGAAGTGACCGAATCTACTATCCTTACGACAACTGAAATGCCTTTGTCTTTTGATGATTTGGAAAACAAACTTATTTTAGATGTTAGGACAAATACATCTTGCGACTATCATCGCATTGTGTTACCATTCAGCCACATTTCGACTATCAACCCAAAAGTTCCTGTTTTTGTATTTAATCGGGTAACATCTTATGATGTTGATTTCCTGTTTAAACTAAAACAAGAAGGTGTGAAGATTGTGATGGATATTGATGACCACTACCAGTTAGACCCGGGTCACTATCTTCACAGTGTCTTCTTACGTAATGGGATGATGCAGTTACTGATTAACAATCTTAAAATGGCTGATGTGGTGACAACCACAACCCCACTCCTAGCGAGTAAAATTCGACACCTAAACCCAAACATTGTTGTGATCCCAAATGCTTTACCTTATGATCAAGAACAATTTGTTCTGTCTCCAGAGAAAGAAAGCGGGACTCCAATTGTATGGTGCGGTGGTGCATCTCATTATAATGACATGAAAGAGATTCAGGGATTACCTTTCGCTGATAAGATGACTTTTGTGGGTTATAATGAAGAGAACACTGAGTGGAAGAAGATCCGTATAGACCATCCAGAAGTTAACTATGAGAAAGAGATTAAGCTACCTTTCTATATGCGTGGTTATAATGGACACCAGTTTGCGATTGCACCATTAGTTGATTCTGTTTTTAATAGTTGTAAATCAAACCTTAAAGTTCTGGAAGCAGGTGCTAAAGGAATCCCTATTATCTGTTCACGAGTTGAACCTTATTTCAACAGTGTAGATAAAGAGGTGGTTGTATTTGCTGACAACAAAACAGAATGGCATTCACAGATCAGTAAGTTATTAACCTATTCACAATTACGTGAAGATCGTGGCTCTGCTTTAGCTGAGCATGTCCGTTTACACTACAATCTCAAAGACGCCAACGAACTTCGTAGGCAAGTCATTGAATCATTTTCTTAAGGAGTAATATGTTTCATACAATAGACCTCGAATTATTTGAACCCGATGAATTGGTAGTTGAAGTAGAGGTCTATTTCTCCCCTGCTGACTATGGTACAGACACCTCTGATTGGGACGCCCAAGACTACTGGGAAATATCTAAATGTACTGTGTTTTCAAATGGTAAAGAAATAGACCTTGAGTTGGATGAGAAGTTTGTGTATCATAAGGTCAGGGAAAAGCTACGTGAAATTGAAATGAAAGCTGTTGGAGGGTTTTATTAATTGGAGGCTTGATGTCATCTAGGTTACAAGAAACAGAAATAACAAGATACGGAATAACAATAGACCTTACACAAGAAGGTCACGTGGGTTGTCCAAAGTGTATTAGCAAAGGAAATGACAATTCACGAAACAACTTGATGGTGTATGGTCTGGACTGTAACGATGAGCACTTAGGTGCAAAGTGTTTTGCATGTGGTTACACCATACCAAGTGTTGAATGGTTACGTGAAAATGGTGATGATATTTTTGAGGAAGAGGAGGAAATAGTGGGTAGTGAATTTAACCCCGAAGTACACAGTAAACTAAAAGCAGAGTCTGGAACAAATCCAAAAGGGTATCGTGGAATCCGAGAAGATATATCAAAACCTTTTGGTGTCAGATATAAATACGAAAGAGAAAACCCAAGTGTAATTAAATCCACGCTTTACCCTGTCACAAAGAATTATGAAATTTCCGGTTATAAACAACGTATCCATCCAAAAGACTTTACTCAACCTATTGGTGAGACCGGTAAAGACTGTGATCTGTTTGGTCAATTCAAGTTTAAAACCTTTACCCACACACTGTTAATTGTTGGTGGTGAACATGACCAGCTTTCTGCTTATCAGATGTTGTTCGATGCACAGAAGAATAAAACCTTCGATCCAGTTGCAGTTGTAAGTGGAACTACAGGTGAGTCTTCATTGTTCCGTCAGTTACAGAAGAACTATGACTTCCTTAACCAGTTTAAAAAGATTGTGATCTGCATGGACTCAGATGCAGCTGGTAAAGAAGCAATGGAACGTGCTTATGAAGTTCTACCAAAAGGTAAAGTCTTTGTAATGAAGATGAGGTTGAAAGACCCGAACTCTTATATCTATAACAAGGAACGTGCTGAATTAGTTCATCGTGAGAGTGAGTTCATTAGTGATTTCTGGAGTGCTAAACCTTACACTCCTGATGGCGTTAAATCTGCTGCTGATGGCTTTGATGAAATTGAGGATGAATTATCCAAGGAACGTATTACCCTGCCAGGATATATGCATCAGATGCAGGCAATGATGGGTGGTGGTATGATCCAAGGACGCATTGCAAACGTGATTGCAGACACCTCATCAGGTAAATCAACTCACGTTAACCGAATGGTACATCACTGGATATTCCACAGCCCGGTCACTCCGACTATTGTAAGCTTGGAAGCAACAGCTGCTCAGTACATGTTAGAGATGATGTCAATTCACATGGAAGTCAACTTGCTCTGGAAAATGACAAGTGATGAAATTAAAGGAAGAAGGGCAACGCATTCGACATGAACTCTGCTACAAAGAGAATGGTCAACCAAGATTCTTTATTCTGGATGATCGTGCAGGTAGCATCAAGGACCTGGAAGCAGAACTTGAAATGCTGTTCAGAAAACATGATAGTCGTCTGTTTGTGATTGATGTTCTTTCTGACCTACTTCGTGGTAGCAGTGAACAACATGCTGAAGACCATATGAACTTCCAGCGTAACATGGCTAAGAATGGTGTAACCACAGTTAATGTGCAACACACCAGAAAGCCACCTCAGAATGCCGAAGGTAAGCCACGTAAAGTGACTGAGTATGACACCCTTGGTACTGGTAGCTTTGTTCAATCTGCTGCTTACAATATTGTCCTGAACCGTGACAAATTGTCTGAAGATCCTATTGAGAAGAATACCACTGAAGTGGACCTGCCAAAATGTCGTGGTGGTAAAACTGGACCTGCTGGTAAATGGTTCTACGAGTTTGATAAAGCGAAGTGTCATGATTTAGAAGATTATTTCTCGGGTAATCGTGCTGCCTAATTAATTGGGTGCATGAGCACCCTTTAAAAGGAGGGTAGATGAAGCAGATTAAAAATTGGAGAAAAGGTACTGTTGTCGATATTGAAACGGATAACCTTTTAGAAGAATTAACCAAGTGTCATGTGGTTAGTTTTCAAATGGATGGTAAAGAGGAACCAAGTTCTATTAAAGGTAGTGACCTGCAACGTATTAAAGATATGCTGAAATGGCACATTGATAATGAGATCCCTATTGTTGGTCACAACTTTATTCTCTTCGATGCTCCAGCTTTAGAGAAAGTAACAGGGATGGATGTTTCTGAGTTAATGGTTATTGATACTTTGGCTTTAAGTTGGTATCTTAATACATTCCGTCAATTGCATGGTCTTGATAGTTTCCATGAAGATTATGGAATTAAAAAACCAGAGGTTGCTGATTGGAAGAATCTGACATATGAAGAATATAAACATCGTTGTCAGGAAGACGTTAAGATCAACAAAGCTTTATGGGAAGACTTCAAGAATCGCTTGATAACAATGTACACAATGTCCAGTGACATGATCACAGCAGGGCTTGTAGGTGGAAGTAGAATCTCAGCAGATGAGGAGATTTACCTTGATTCATTAAAAGGAATGACTGCTGATCAGCATATTGAACGATTCCTTACTTTCCTGATGTTCAAACTTGACACCTACCGTTTGCAGGAAAAGGTTGGTATCCTTCTTGATAAAGAGTTCCTGGAAGAAGCTGAAGCATTTTTCGGTGAGAAAGTTGATACATTAAAACAGAAACTCGAAGCTGTTATGCCAAAGATTCCCAAGTACGCCAAGAAAAAGAAACCAGCCAAACCTACCAAACAGAATGGTGATTTAAGTGCAGCTGGCTTAGCTTGGGAAGAAGTTAAAGCTCGATTTAATTCCGGTGAAGTTGATGATTATGGCACTCGTATGGTTTTGCTTGGTAAAGATGAACCAACTTTAATTGTTAACGGTGTCGTTCGTGCAAGAGGTGTTGATGATATTGAAGAGTTTCAGGTCTTCACTAAGTATGAAGAACCAAATGCAAACTCATCTGACCAAATTAAATCATTCCTGTATAGCTATGGTTGGGTGCCAGAAACCTTTAAAGAGGTAAAGGATAAAGAGGCTGATCAGAAGTGGCAAGAGGAAATGAAAGCATGGAGAGCTATTAAGGGAAGGAAACCAAAGAAACCTGAACGTCCAGTTGCAAGACAAGTTCCACAAGTTACTGTTCCGGGTGACGATGGTAAACAACTCTGTCCAAGTGTAGAACGTCTCGCAGAAGAAATCCCAGAGATCAACGTTTACTCCAACCTCAATCTATATAAGCACAGACATGGTGTTATTAAAGGTCTGTTGGCTGGTATGGATAAAGATGGAAGAATCAAAGCTACAATTGGTGGATTGACTAACACACTTCGTATTAAACACCGAAACGTTGTTAACTTGGTTGGTGTAGATAAAATTGGTGGTGAAGAGATTCGTGGTGGATTTATTGCTGATGAATTCCAAATCCTTTTAGGTAGTGACTTAGCCAGCCTTGAGGACCGTACTAAACACCACTTCATGCTACCTCTTGACCCTGACTACGTTAATACAATGATGGCTGATGACTTTGATCCACACTTACTGATGGCAGTGACTGCAAGGTTTATTACCGAGCAGGATATGATTGATTATAAAAATGATATCAAGAAGCCACACGTGACCAAAGGACGTAAGTTAGGTAAGTCTACTAACTACAGTGCGGTATATGGGGCAGGACCACCTAAGATTGCTCAGACAGCAGGTGTTGATGAGGAGACAGGACGCCAATTGCACACAGCTTATTGGAATCTGAACTGGTCTGTTACTGCAATTGCAGAAGAACAGCAGGTTGTTGAGTTTGACCAGAACGACACACGATACTCAGGTTGGCACAAACTTTGGTTGATTAACCCGATCAATGGCTTCCTGTATAGCCTACGTGCGAGAAAGGATATCTTTAGTACATTGTGTCAGGGTACAGGTTCATTCTTCTTTGATATGTGGGTTGATAATGTGCTTCGTCGTCAGAAAGAAGTCTTTGGTGTACAGAAAATTCAGCTTCAGATGCACGATGAATTGATGTTTGGTTTCAAGGATACACCTAAGTTACGTGAGAAGTTTTATGAGATCGTGAAGGAAGCAATCTATGACGTGAACAAGGAGTTCAAACTAAGAAGACCACTGGATAATTCTATTCAGTTCGGTAAACGATACTCTGATATTCACTAATAAGTAATTGATAAATAAGGTAATTAAATAATTGACACGGAGGTTGTAATCTGTTACTATAAGCCTGTCAGAGCTATACCCAAAAAGAGGAGATTAAAATGGAAAAGTTAGAACAGTATAATATTTCTATCAAGAAGATAGATTCCAATAGTGCGGAAGAGTGGTCAAAGATTATCCAAAGACTTGCCTCTGTTAATATGTGGCCTGATGGTACAGATGGTATTATCTTAGCACTTAATTTGGTTGGAATTACAACAGAGGAAATTAAGGATGAGTGAGAAAATTGTAGTTAAACAGAATAGTATTGGTTTTCTTGGTCTATTAACCATTGCCTTTATTGTTCTGAAGTTGATGGGGTATATTGCATGGTCATGGCTTTGGGTATTAAGCCCACTGTGGATTCCATTTGCAATCATCTTTGTTGGCTTTGTAGTTTTTATGATTATCGCAGCAATTGCGTCCAAATAAATTTTTAGAGGAGAATTAAATATATGACAGTTAAAACCGTAACCAACCCAGTAGACAACACCGAAGTAACTCTGATTGAAGGTGTTATTCAGCGTATTATGTACAAAGAAGCTAAGCCTAACCAATATGGTACAACCCATAATGCTTCTCTGCTGATTGATGGTGACTATATTAACTTCATTTCAATGAAGGTAAGAGAGGGACGTGAACCACAGCTTCAGAAAGTTTCTGGTGTAGCTCCTAATCTGACTTGGGAAGATATTAATGAAGGTGATACCGTTCGTGTTGTAGTTAAAGTTGGTGAGTATCAGGGTAAACCTCAGTACACCAGTGGAACTTCAAAGATCACTATCCTTTCTAAAGGCACAGGTGCTTCAGGTACAGGTTCTTCTAAACCAGCTGCTAATACTTCTGTTCAGAAGCCAGCTGCTACTGGTGCAAATAAGAAAGTTTATGGTGATATCAAAGATATTACAGATGGTGTGGCAACTGTTTCTGACGAGAAAGCAGGTGATGTCAAAGTACTACTAGCTGACCATGAAAGTGAAGTGAAAGTTGGTGGGCGTATGACTGCTGTTGTTGATGCGAAAGGTGTTATTGTATCTGGCTTTAAATTCTACCCAGCCAAAGCTACAAAAGATGATCTGGGGATTAAAGTTGGTAACAGTTTCAGTGTTGCTCTCGAAGCTGGTTTCGTTACTGCCTCTAAGGACATCGTAGAAGCTCTCCCAGAGCTTGTAGCGAAGATTGATGCAGGACGTGATGCGGTGAGTAAGGCTAACCCTTCTATGGACGCATACGCTGTTGGAGCGCGTTTTGGACAGAGTGTTGTTTCTGCTGCACGTTTAGCTCGCAAAGGTACTGGTATTGATAAGATCATTGAAGAAGCAGTTGTCATCTTTAATGCACTGAATGAAGTTGAGAATACCATTCGTGTTGCAGGTGATGCGGCAAAACTGGAGCCAACTAAGACTGTAAGTCAGGCAGCTGAACCGGCCGCTGAAGAACCATTTGTTGCTGGTGAAGACTTCGATGATGAGATTCCTTTTTAATTCAATAACTTAAAACAACTAAGGCTCCCATTGGGAGCCTTTTTTATTGGTTAAATCAAAGTGTTTTTAAGTTACCATCAAAAGGTACAGGTGTATCAGCAATAGATGGATTATACCTCATCATCACACCTTGTGAGGCATCATAGTAAACGAAATCAATCAGTGTACAACCTGTGTATTGAGTGTAACTCCTACTAGTATAACCATTTCTTGTTACAGAGGGGAAGCTGGGCTGGGTCTTCGCTACAGGGACTAGGAATAAACTTATCCGCTTGTTTGCTATTACCTCATTTGCAACTGTTTGAGTGGGGCAGGCATGTAACAATATAGCCTGTATTAAGGAATCAGATGTAAAGTTAGATCCATATGAAGATCCATACATCAACAATTGACCGGTGTTATCTATTGCAGCCTGAGTATACTTCCCTTGCATTGAGTTACCATTTGAAGTGTTACTCAAAGAAGCAATATTTTTACCATTCCCGGTTGTCATATAAGTTGTAAATTGGGAATAATTCATTCCTGTTGCTGTATAGATAGGCGAGGGCGGTGTAAAATCTTTGGTGTATCTGACACCAGAAAATAGAGCAAACTCTGGTATATGTCCACCTGGATAAAAAGATAAAGGTGAATAACCTAAACTTAAAGCATTACTTGTGTCACCAAGATTACCTGTAATTGGTATTGAATCAATAGTGTAAGAAGTGCTTGTCCCTGATGCTAATTTTTGACGAACTCCATTAAGGTAAACAAAGCAAGAACTCCCGGATCTAACTAATGCGATGTGATACCAATTATTCAACATTTGTGACCTAGTTACCGATGTAGTGTAGAAAGGTCCACTCGTTCCCCCCAGAGAAAACCTCAACCTGTTTGCATAAGCACCATTATCCCCTATGGAGATATAAATCCCTTTATTACCTGCACTATTTGACTGAAAGAAAAGTGCATTATAACCTGCTGTAGACTGTATTAAATAAAAATACATTTCAAATGTGAAATCACCACTACCGATATCAAAAGAAGTTACTGGTGTGATATTGCTTATAGTTGAGGTTAAGTTGAAAACTTTACTATAACCTGTTATAGGTTTACTTGGTGTAACTATTTGACCTGATCTGTTTGAGGTGTCAATTGCTGTACTTCCAGTTGAGACCTCTTTGTCAAAATTAAAACCAACTATCGGCCTACCAACAGGGTTAATAGGTGAAGAGGTTTTTTGGTTAAACGCTAAAGTCTCTAACATATTATTGATCCTTGAATGTTGTTGGTAATAGAGGTAATTCCTTAGCATCTACCGTAGAATTCACATCTTCCCTAAATTTCCAAAATCTTTTGTTAAAATCATATAGTGAACGCATAACTGAATCCCACATAGAAAGGAACTCACTTTTTGTTAAGGTGAGTAGTGTCCCATCTAAGAAACTGTACTGAAACAATTCTTCATCTGATGAATCTTTTGCAATAGATTTTATGCATAACAGGGTCGTAAGTTTGTCTGGTATAACATCAACAAGGTAGGTTTTACCTTCATAAGTGTAAGAAACACCTTGTGATATATCACTATTTAAAAGTGTTTCTGCTTGAGAGATTAACGTAGATTTTAGAATTATTAGGTTTATTTCTTTTTCTTCATCTGTAAAATCCCTGACATCCCAAGTTTGATACCACTTTCCATCTTCTTCATTAAAACTT